AGTGAATGGAACTTCTAACTTGTAATAAAGGTAGAAGAGGGATCTATAGGCTCGAATCACTCGAGCTTTATCTGGGTCGGTGACGCTTGGAGACACTAACACGAGCATGAATAGTCGTGAGAACAACGGGCAAGTAATCGTGAGATCACTCGATTTTACGTCGCAATACGGTTTGAAGCCGCAAGGCGGATCCCCGAAGTTCGAGGTTGCTATCCCATTGTCATACCACTTCCCTAGTCGGGGGAGGGTGACAGTGAGAAAAGGCAACCCCTCGTGTCCCAACCTTGACTGGACATATGATAAGTCACGAGATAACTCGCGACTGACATTTATCCCGTCAAGGAGAGCAGAGGAGCTCTGAATCATGGTGGCTATGTCGTCGAGTAGATTTCGGATAACACCGAGGTATACCTCGACACGGCTATTATGGTTCCCCATTTGGGTAAAACCTCCGCATGGCAAGACCACACACTGATCTCTTCACTTCATTGTGAAGTTATCAAAGCGACGAAGCTAGGCTTCGTCCCTCAAGAGTTTCGAAACGTTAGCTTCAGTTAAGAAGTTAACGAGGAAAGCTCTCAGATGAAAGAGTTCGTCCTCAGTAATGCTAGCACCTGGATCAACGACAAGTGTCACGTTTAACGTGGTCTTTTCCGTTTTTCCAAGCGTAGCATTATAATCTTCCTGCGTGAATTGCGCGAGGTGCCGGCGAGCCGGTCTCGCACCTTTCAGCACGGAAGGTGCGGCATTGGAATGCCGCACGGCGATCTTTCTTGTACTGTCGACAGTAGCATCAGATTCGATGAAATCAACTCCGCCTGCAAAGCGTTGTTGAACAACGAAAGACTGATTTGTGCCGTCAGCATCTGCGAGTGTGAGGTCTGAGAATGCCATGTTAGTTCCTTTGGACGCCTATCTGTTGACGTCTTATGAGATGTTGGTGCTGTCTCACGACAGGAAGCACTTCTAGTGCTTGCGCTTGCCGGGGAGAATTCCCACAGCAAGAGCACCAATTATCGAGAGACGGTACCCGTCACCGGGTAAGCGGAAGTAAGTGACTTGCTCTGGGAAGGGCAAGCCAGCTCTGCGCCAGTATAGGTCATACTTTACTCGTCCATAGTAATTCCAAAGCTCGCCTTCAAGACCGAGTTCAGGGTTTCGATTCCTGAATACACGGACGTCGGCGATCCCGGAAAACTTGAATGAGTGACCAAATCCTAAGACCGTGATCCCCTTATCAAAGGGATTTTGGTCGTATATCTGCTGGAATAATCTAGCACGATAACTTAGGAAATAGTCGATCAGCCATGTAAATGGGATTGCTTCCCAAACGATCCCTATAGGATTATAGAGACCTTGCATAGCTGCCCAAAGTGTTCCTATGCCTTTATTACCATCCAGAAGATCGTCTGGAATATCCAAGAAGATCTTCGATCGTGCGTGATATTCGAGTTTAACCTCGTCTGTCCATCGCACGAAGGTTTGGTAAAAGCCGTTCGGATAGGAAGCTAGGGGATCCGCTTTCAAAATTGAAAAGTGGAACTCACCTGGCAGGAATTCAGCGGGATCATAATCGAGTAACTCGGTTAAGTCTCTACTGTAATCCATGTACACTATCTTGTGGTTGTTATTCTGCATCCATTTCATTTTTGCATCAGCATAAGTGATTGAACACAGAATACCTTTCAAGTCAGATATCGTGGGTTTTATCGCAAAGTTCCAGGCCAGCCAATGGGCTGCTGCTTCTTTGTGCCCCTGCGACAAATATCGCTTCTTGGCTTTCCAATAAGCTTTAATTGCCGCATTGTATACACCAGAAAATTTTCTGATGTTCGATATCTTGCCAGTTATAGTCCGGTAAAGTTCCAAAAGGAAATTCACCAGCATAACGTTTTGCTTGACCACACTACTGAGTTTTAACTCACTTTGAAGAGCAAGCTCGTCAAGTTGAGCCTCAGTTAGGAACGGAACTGTCGCACGTATAGAAGCACGAGCAGAGGGAGATTGATCATGAAAGTCAATCACAACTCCATCCTCGTCTTCTACGTTTTCCCAAGGGACGTTACCACCTTGGTACTTCTCCTTCACACACGGATTATACCAATTTTGGATATATCCGTGGGTATCCCACATCTCTTCTGTCTTCGGTGACCTGCGTTCAATGGGAGTCCCAGGAGCTGGTATCGAAACATCATCGCCTGGCTGTTCAACAGTCCATGCGATGGGTTGCGTTACCATCTTAGGTTTTCCGCGGTAACGATGACCGGCATTTCTGCCGGTGGAGTGCGAGGTTTTACGCTTTCGCTTCTTCCTCAGCAACTTCCTAATCTGTTGATTAGTATCATCATCGCAAAATCCCATAAAGGAGCCTCCGCTAGAGCATGGATCTATGATCC